AAATGAGTCGTGAACGTAACAAGAGTATATGGTTAGTAAGTCATAAAGACGAACTAGCAGGTCGTGTTAATAATTTACTTAAAGTTGTTAAAGAAAACGGATACACCAGTTACGACACTGATATAGAAATCGTATGACGATTATTGGTATATTAACTGATCCAGGAACAGGTGGTACATTTCTGTCTTGGACTTTACAATACTTGTCTGGAGAAGATGTAGTTGAAAACCCAGTTACTACCTTAAATGCACACGGTTATAAGAAAAAACCAGTTACTTGTACTAAAGATTTTTTGCAATGGACAAGTAAACCCGTAAAATCTAAACTTAATGTCATATATATGCACAACTTTGATGAACTTGACATCGATAAATCTACTAAATCTTATCACCCTCCTACTGCTGATTGTATTAAACAACTACAAAATATAACAAACAAAATTATAGTAGTGACCTTACACGGCGATCAAAGATTATTCCATTGTAGGAAGTACCGCAGAGTAATTGCTAGAAAACTAGGTAGTAAAGAAAAGTATGAAACCTTAGATGAACAACATCAAGATTATATTAATACATTCTTTCAAGACAGTTTAAAAGAATTTAACAAAGATATTTGGGACTATAGAGAGTTTCTTGCTCTCAGTTATAGACCGTTTCACTCTATAAGTATTTTGCCTAACATTGATGTAACTCGTCCATGTTACATGCTCGATCCTTTTGAGATGTTTTCTAACCTTAATGTAAAAGAATTATTCAACTGGTTAGAAATTAAGTTAGATAGTACCAGGTTAGTGCAATGGAACAAAGTATATCAGCAATGGGCATTGCTTCATAAAGATTATATAAGTTTTGCCTTTGACTTTAGACTTATAGTATACAATATATTACACGGTAATATGCAAGATCTAACTATTTACAATTTAGATGTAGTACAAGAATCTGCTATACTACACGAACTTATATACAAGTATGACTTAAATTTTAAAAACTGGAAATTAGAAAAATTTACTGATACTTTACAGTTACACAACCTACTTGAACCAAATATACACAAGATCAAGAATCAAGAAAACTTATGCTAATTAATAAACTAGAATATTACAAAACCAGATCAAACTATACAGGAAACATCTGTGGCATAGACGATCCTGCTAGATCAAAAAATGGAAAGTTAGCATGGAATCTCTATCCAGAGCAAGATTTTGATTACAAATTTAACTCATGGGGATTCAGAGGTCCAGAGTATGATCAATTCATAAACACACCTGTCAACATATGCTTAGGAGATAGTTTTACTGTTAACATAGGAGGACCTATATCGCACAGTTGGGCTAGTCAACTAGCAGAACATTTTGATATTCCTACTCTTAATCTAGGCATGGATGGTGCTGGTAATGATGCTATACAACTGCTATATCAAAGAGCCTGTGAAGTATTTGATGTACAGGATACTTTTGTAATGTATTCATTCTTATCCAGAAGACTGCGTAATGGAGTATTTTTACAAGAGGTACATGAAGATAAAGATAACTTTGAATATTTTTTACGTCACTTTATATCTGGGGTACATTCATGTGCTCTGCCTGAATACGGTATGTCTGCAGAAGAAAAAATGTTTTTTGATAAGTTAGGAATATATTACCTTCCTAGGATAACAAATTACAGTTCCAGTCAGCATTTAGATAGAACAAAATGTGTAATTGAAAGTATCTACAATGATGCCCGCGGGTCGAGTTGGCCGACATATAGTAGTTTTATTGCAGATGCAGATCCGCATCCAGATATGTTTACAGAAGAATTTGGATATTTTATGGAAAATAACAATATAACTAATAGAGACGGATTTCATTTAAATTACGATAGCAACAAGAAATATGCTGACTATTTTATACAAGATTCACAAAGTGCTACTGTTATGTTATGAACAGATATATAAGTATACAATGACATGGACTTATCAGAATAAAATAGTCAACGAATTGCCTGAAGATTGTGCTGGGTTTGTTTACATTATTACAAACACAAACAATAACAAGAAGTACATAGGCAAAAAGTTAGCAAAGTTTGCAAAAGTCAAGTACAAGATGCACACACAGAAGAATGGCAAAAAAGTAAAAAAGAAAATTAGAAGCAAAGTTGACAGTGACTGGCAATTATATTATGGTTCCAGTGATGCGTTAACAAAAGATGTAGAAGAAATAGGCACAGACAATTTTAGTAGGGAAATAATATATTACTGTAAAAGTAAATCAGAACTTTCTTACATAGAAGCAAGAGAACAATTTAAGTATAAAGTACTAGAATCCAATGAATGGTACAACGGACACATTAGAGTGCGTGTACACGGAAAAGGCATACTAAACTCAGAACCCTTTTAAGTCCAGGCGAACTGGCAAATCCGGCACATTTAGAAAAAGCATAGGCATAATATAGTCCCATATATAAACACGACTGAAGGTTGACGGCACCCCGACATTGCCGAACTTGGACAAAGTAAAGGCCATGCTTTAGGCTAAATGATTAGGGCTCTGATAGAAAAAGAATTCAACCTTAGACTTGTATACATTGGATAGTTACGGTGTAATTTACAGGTCCCGTTTAATGAAGCTCAAGTAAGGAGTACCGGTAAACCGCTCCTGTTCTGCAAAGAAATCTTGTTTAACTATTATGATTCACACTCAGCGAAACGTGAATTTCTTCATCCGGAAACGGGTGAAGTATGACTACGTCTAGCGAAACATGAAACTATTAAGTATAATAAAAAAATAATACGAACGAAAGTGAGTATTAGATGAACGTAGTTCATCATCTAGTATGCATTTAATGTTGTTAGAACCAAAAAGTATGTTATATCTAACCATGATAGGTTAAGTAAATATTCTTACTAACTACATAAGGAGGTAGCAATATATGGCAAAACTTATTAAGATTGCAGAAAAAAGAAAAGAATGCATAATATTAGCATTTGAAAAATTTTGTGAAGTAGTAAAAAATGAAAACTACACGTTTACACAAATTAAAGATATGGAACTCAGAGATTTAGACGTAAGTCCTAATGCAGTTAAAAACAGACTCTCTCTAGTTACCTCCGGATTAAAGAAACTACACTAAAAAAATGGTTGACCAGATTTTTTAGCAGTTTCTAAGTTACTTTCAACAACTTCATTTATTAAACTGATATCACTTACAGGCATCTGCACGAGTTCACTGAATGTTATACCTCCACGCATATACCAACAGTATTCTATTAGTCTTTTTCTGATCTGTTTCGCCTCTTGATCCATGCCTTCTAGTTTTTTAACTATTTCAGCATTGTTTAAAATCAAGAGGCTAATGCGAAAAAATTTGCGTGGTCAAACGTAAATGGTATAACATATTTGTGTTGGCAATCTGGGCACGTAGTATGTACAGTTTTGTCTGGCACAGAGTTATCTAATTGACTGTGCCTATCTTTAATATCTTTAAAAGCCTTAACATCACTATTGGCTATAAAATCATTTATATAAATTCTGTTAGTGACTTTTTCTCCGTTAGTTTCTATGTACTCTATACTTTGTGTAATATTTCTCATAGTTAGTTCAGTCATCTTTTTAAATATCTCATTAAATTTTTGAACTTTTATTTCTGCATCTAAAGATTGGTCATTAACAACAGTAACTATTCTTTGTTGTTCGAATACTTCTAAGTTATTATTATTAGTAATTCTGTATGTTTGTGGTCGTAGTTTGAATATTAAATTTTCCCAAACTACAGGACTATCATAAAGTGATAAATCTACTTTAGCCTCTAAAAAACGTTTTAAGTCGATCTCGTATTCATTAAATTCTTTACACTCAGGACAACTACTGCTATATTCCATATTCTCGCCATAAGTTGCAATTCGTATTGCAATTAAAATTGTATCTAAGTCTGTTATTGGCATTCCCCATGCATCTTTAATGCAAGGAACACAACTATGAATAACATCAACCACTGCTTGTCCATTCATTAGTGCGTCTGGACTTTTTAGTGTTAGTTCATCTAAACTAGACATACTTAATATTGGCACCTCACCGTTAATAGGAATTTCAATACTCCCAGGATCCCAGTACTTTCCTTTACTAGGCAGTGTAATATAAATCTGAGGAGTACGCATGTACTGTTGTAAAGGATTTCCTGCAGGTTTACTCTGTGCTAAAAAATCTTTCATTTGTTCTTGATTTGGGTTCTCATTGCTCAACGGTTTTCTCCAGGTAAATACAGTATATAATTCTGTGTACTTGTATTTATGTACGCATATAACTAGGATTTAAAATACATGGCAGTAACCGTAGACATACCAGGAGTTGGATCTGTACAGGCAACTAATGCCGCTGAAAACAGCACACTTCAAGCAATTCTGACTGCAATACAATCACAACAAGGTGTTACTATCAGTGCGGCTGGTGCTAAACAATTAAATATAGAAAGTAGCAAGGCGGCTAAAGCAACTTCACAAGCAGCAGGTCAAGTTGGCTTCTTAGGTGTACAATCTAAAAATACAGGTAACCAACTTAGCGACATGGGTCGTAAAGCATCTATGCAATTTAAGATGGCGGCAGGTACTTTAGCAAGATCATTTACTGGTAGTGGTGGTGTTTCATCAATAATAACCGGATTAGGCGAGGCGGCAGGCGGATTACTTAAAACATTACCTTTACTAGGGGGTGCAAGTGCGTTATTGGTTGGTGCTTTAACGGGCCAAGTTGCTGCAACTATAAAATCTTATGAAACTTCATTACAAGCAGGAGGTAGTTTTGGATTTAGTTTAGATAAATTTAGAGACATAGCAAATTCAAGTGGACTTACACTTGGTCAATTTAGCCAAGTCGCAATCAAAGCCGGAGATAGTTTAACTAGATTTGGCGGAAATACTGCTGCTGGTGGAGAAATTTTAGCAAGAAATTTAAAGAGTTTATCAGTAGCCGCAGGTGGTAGATTTAGAACTAGTTTATTAAGAATGGGTATGGATTTCCAAGAACAGGGTGTAGCAATGGCTGATTATATCGGCCAACTAGCAGTTGCAGGTGAGAATATTGGAAACTTAGATCCCTCAGAAGTTACTAGAGGTTTCTATGAATTAACCAAACAACAAAAAATTCAAGCACAATTCAATGGCATTACATTAGAACAACAAAGAGCCCAAATGAAAGCACAACAAAAAGATGTAGACTTGCAGGCAGTAATGTTTGGTCTCAATGGTAAACAGAAAACTGCAATGATGGCGACTGTTGATGCTTTTGAAAAATTAGGTGGTCCTGGATTTGGACAACTAGCAAAAGAAATACTAGGATTTGAAGGTGCAATAAGTGGAAATACTGCTATGTTAACTACTCAGCAACCCGAACTTGCTGCAAAATTAAAAGAAACAATAGCAGGAATAAAAGCAGGTTCAATAGATGCATCAGAAATTGCTAACGTAATGCAAGGTATTGATATCGAAGCATTTAAAAGAAATCAAAAAGGACAGGCTGAATCAGCAAAACTAGGTCTGGCTGGTATTAGTAATGTCGCAATTACCGCTGCAAGAGATGCTTTTATACCAAGTCAAGAAGCAATAGCAAAGTTTACTAATGGTGTGCTAGATAAAATTGTTGCAGATATAGATAACATTGATGTGAGCAGAGTGGTCAAAACAATGGGGAATTTAGATACGGCTATGGTTGCAGTAGCCGATGGTGGACAAAGTATTAAAACGTCTATAGAAAAAATTGCTACAGACTTGTTTGAAACCGATATCTCTAAAAGAATCGTTACCGGTGCAGCGGGATTCGCTGACAACTTAAAGGAATTTAATCAGTTTCTTACTAATAATAAATCAAATATAGGCAGTGCCATTAGTTTAGCAATTGAAGATGGAATGACAAAGGTATTAAACAAGGTGTTACCAAACTCACTGCAAGTTGCTGAGAATTTTTATGGTGGGGCGATTGGGTTAGGTCAAACTTCAGTGGTTGGCGAAAGTCGTCCAGGCGGAAGAGGTGAACTTATTACTGCTGGCACAGATATGAATGTAGTTAACAATGAAAATAGTCAAAGCATTGTTGGAACACTAAAAGGTGTAGCAGATAAAATGGCATCAATGAGTACGGCACAAAGAATGGACCCAGACGCTATGAATGCTATGAAACAACTACCTGGGTTAGTTATGCAACTTACTGATGTAGTGAGAAGTACAAGCAGAGATAACTCTGATGCACTGAATAACCTAAGTTACAATATTTAAATTAGGTTAAATACAGTACTGGTGTTATAATAACAGTAATACTAACTATAGAATATACATAGGAATAAAATATGTCGTGGAAAAAATACTTCAAAACTGTTAATCTTAGTCCTTTAACAAATGCTGGGCCAGCAGATAGCAGTAATAGCGAATTAAAATATAGTAACTATGCAAGTACTTTGCCAGAAGTGTATGTTGGACATGCTAACAGAGTTGAACGATACAGTCAATATGAGAACATGGATGTTGATAGTGAAGTTAATGCGGCACTAGACATACTTGCTGAATTCTGCACACAACTCAATGGTGAGAACGGAACAGTATTTGACATATATTGGCATGAGTCTCCAAGTGATAGTGAAATTGATACAGTTAAGAAACAGTTACTTAACTGGAATAACTTAAACGAATTTAACAAAAGAGCATTTAAAATTTTTCGAAATGTTTTGAAGTACGGAGATCAGGTTTTTATTCGTGATCCAGAAACTTTTCAATGGAGTTGGGTAGAAATGATGAACGTTAACAAAGTTATTGTTAACGAAAGTGAAGGCAAAAAGCCCGAGCAGTACGTTGTTAAAAATCTTAATCCAAACTTTCAAAACTTAACTGCTACGCAATTAAATTATAGTGACGACCGTGGCAGAGGTGGTGGAGATCATAAACAAAGTGGGTATATTCAACCTAGTAATGTTTACACTAGTCAAAGTTCTAGTGTAGGAAGGTTTGATAGAAGTCTTAATGAGACTGGAGTTGATGCTAATCATATTGTACATTGTAGTTTGACAGAAGGATTAGATACTAACTGGCCCTTTGGAAATAGTATACTTGAGAACATATTTAAAGTTTTTAAACAAAAAGAATTACTTGAAGATGCTATTATTATCTATCGTATACAAAGAGCACCAGAACGTAGAGTGTTCTACGTTGATGTGGGTAACATGCCAGCACATATGGCTATGGCGTTTGTTGAAAGAGTTAAGAATGAAATACACCAAAGACGTATTCCTAGTCAAACAGGTGGTGGAGCCAGCATAATGGATACAACATACAATCCATTAAGCACAAATGAAGATTATTTCTTTCCACAAACTGCTGAAGGCAGAGGATCAAAAGTTGAAACGTTACCGGGTGGAACTAACTTAGGTGAAATTGATGATTTAAGATTCTTTACAAATAAATTATACAGAGGACTGCGTATTCCAAGTAGTTATTTGCCTACAGGGCCTGACGAGAGTGCCGCACCATTTACTGATGGCAGAGTTGGTACTGCACTTATACAAGAATATAGATTTAATGAATATTGTAAAAGACTACAACGTCTTGTTTGCGAAACTTTTGATAAAGAATTTAAAATGTTTCTCAAATGGAGAGGTTTTGAATTAGACAATAGTAGTTTTGAATTAAGATTTAATGAACCACAGAATTTTAGTAAGTATAGAGAAACTGAAATGGATGGTAATAGAATTAACACGTTTACACAATTAGAACAATTTCCTTATCTGAGTAAACGTTTCTTAATGGGAAGATTCTTAGGACTTAGTGAAGAAGAGATGAGCCAAAACACTAAACTATGGAAAGAAGAAAACTTAGAGGATCAAGAAGCAAGTATGCCAAACATGAGAAGTGTTGGCATAACACCAGGAAAAATAGAAACTGACTTAGACGCATTTACTCCTCCGCCAGAAGAAGGTACTGAAATACCAGGTGGTGGCGAAGAAGGTGGTGCTGATCAATTAGATGCCGCTGGAACTGCAAGTCCAATTCCAGGTACTCCGCCTTCTATCGGCGCAGAAGAACCCCCTGCGTAATAAATAGTAGTAAGGAGACTATCGTGTTAATTAAAGATTTAATCGTTGAAACTAAAGAAATTAATCCCTTACAGGATTTAGCAGATGACAATAGTATTGCCCAAAAGACAGATACTAGAAAAACTAGACTTACTCTTGAGCAAATTTCTAAATTGCGTAAACTTAATGATATAAAAATTAACGAATATCAAAGTGATCTTAAAGATATCAAATCACAATACGGTGCACCAGCTGCAGAACCTGTGGTATAATAATCAAAATTATCTTTTTGATTCAAAAAACCTACTTAAATTATAAAAATAAACTTAGCAGTTAAATACATAATAATGCCTCAATAGGGCATATGCAAACATGCCTTAAAGGAGCCTTGAATTATGTCAGAAAAATTTAATGAATTAATAGAACTTATCATCTCAGAAGAGACAGATAAAGCAAAAGCACTTTTCCACGATATTGTTGTAGATAAGTCAAGAGGAATATATGAAAACTTAATAGACGACGAAGCAGTTGAAGAAGCAGTTGATGAAACTGACGAAGCAATTGAAGAGTCAGATATTGATGAAATAAGCGACGAACAAACTCAAGACTTTATCAGTGATATTGACGCAGACCAAGAAGGTTTAGCAGTATCAGAAGAAGCAGATGAAGATGAGATGGAAGAGCGTTTAATTTCAGTAGAAAACGAAATGGACGAATTAAAAGCAGAATTTGAAAAAATTATGGGCGGCGAAGACGATGAAATGGACATGGATATGGAGCCAGAAATGGATGCTGACATGGATATGGAGCCAGAAGGCGATATGGACATGAAAATGGATGATGACATGGAAGAGTCAATGGTCGAAAGCCATGAAATGAAAGCAGTAAATGTTTCAAGTTCAGACGGAAGTGATACAAATTCTTCAATTAAAGAGCCTAATAAAGATATGAAAACAACTGCTAAAGCATCAATGTCAACAGGCAGTGTTGAAAAAGGCAGAGCTGCTCCAAAAGCACAAGACATGGGTAGCACAACCGAACCTAATATGAAAAAAGTTTAAGGTAGGTTAATTTTATGAACTATCTAAGAGAGCATCTTACTTTCGATAATGCAAAAATCGTTTTAGAAACAACTAACGAAGGTAAAGATCTCTTTATGAAAGGTATTTGCATTCAAGGCGGAGTCAAAAACGCCAACGAACGTGTTTACCCTGTTGATCAAATTTCTATTGCAGTTAAAACACTGAATGAGCAGATCGGCAAAGGTAATTCTGTTTTAGGCGAAGTAGATCATCCAGATGATTTAAAAATTAATTTAGATCGAGTATCGCATATGATTGAAAGTATGTGGATGGATGGACCGAATGGCTTCGGAAAATTAAAAATATTACCAACTCCAATGGGTGTTCTAGTAAGAACCATGTTGGATAATGGAGTAAAATTAGGCGTTAGTAGCAGAGGGAGCGGAGAAGTCGCACCTGGATCTGGTAATGTATCTGATTTTGAAATTGTCACTGTAGATATAGTGGCACAACCAAGTGCACCGAATGCATATCCAACGGCTATATACGAAGGCTTATTAAATATGCGTGGAGGGCACAGAGTGCTTGAAATGGCCCGCGAAGGCGGAAAAGGAAAAGTACAAAAACACCTGAAAGACGAAGTAATGCGTCTCATCAGGGACTTAAAGATCTAGGAGACCAAAATGCTAGATGCAATCAAACCATTATTGGATAGTGATCTCATTAACGAAGATACTAAGACTCAAATTGCTGAGGCTTGGGAAGCAAAGTTAACAGAGACTCGCGAAACAGTCAAAGTTGAACTTCGTGAAGAATTCGCGAACAGATACGAGCATGACAAATCTGTTATGGTTGAAGCATTAGATAGAATGGTTACTGAAAATCTAACAACTGAACTAAAAGAATTCGCAGAAGAGAAGAAGAAACTTGCAGAAGACAGAGTAAAATTTGTTAGTAAAATGCAAGAAACAACTTCAACTTTTGATAAATTTTTAGTTAAACAATTAGCAGAAGAGATTAATGAACTCAATGTTGATAGAAAAGCTCAAAACGAGCATGTTAGTAAACTAGAACAGTTCATACACGCACAATTAGCAGAAGAAATTACTGATTTTCAACAAGATCGTCAAGATGTTGTAGAAACTAAAGTAAGATTAGTTAAAGAAGCACGTGGACAGTTTAAGGCTCTTAAAACAAAGTTTATTGAGAAATCAGCAAACTTAGTTAAAGAATCAGTAGCAAGTAATTTAAATGCAGAAATCACTCAACTAAAAGAAGACATCGATGCAGCCAAAGAAAATACATTTGGTCGCAAAATTTTTGAAGCATTCGCAACTGAATTTAGTGCAAGTTATTTAAACGAGAATCAAGAGATTAAAGACCTCAAGAAGATTGTTGAATCAAACCAAAACGCATTAAACGAAGCAAACGAAGCGATTGCAAAAAAATCTACACTTATTGAGACTAAAGAAAAAGAAATAGTAATGATTAACGAAGGCGCACAACGCAAAGAAGTTATGAACGACTTATTAAAACCACTCAATAAAGAAAAAGGCGCAGTAATGCGTGACCTTCTAGAAAGTGTTCAAACCAGTAAACTTCAAACTGCGTATGATCGATATCTTCCAGTTGTATTAGACGGTAAATCTGTTATTAAATCTGAAAAAAGAATAGTAACAGAAAGTCGTAAAACAGTAACTGGCGACAAAAGAAGAAAAACTCAACCTGTGGAAGTTGACAACAATGTTGTTGAATTACGCAAGTTGGCAGGCTTAAAATAGAGTACTAAAAGGAGACAGAAATGTCAAATATACTATTAGAAGGTCGTTGGGGCTCAACGAAAGATGCTCTTCTAGAAGGTCTAGAAGGCAACAGAAGAAGCTCAATGGCAGTTGTTCTAGAGAACACAAAAAGATACCTTTCAGAGGCAGCAACAGCTGGTTCTACTACATCAGGTAACATGGCAACACTAAACAGAGTAATTTTACCTGTTATCAGACGTGTTATGCCAACAGTAATCGCTAACGAAATCGTTGGTGTTCAACCAATGCAAGGACCTGTATCTCAGATCCATACACTAAGAGTTAGGTATGCAGAAGCTGCAGATTCAACTGCAAGTTCACCATTTGATACAGATGTTGTTGCAGGCGACGAAGCATTATCACCATTCAAGATTGCTACTGCATATTCAGGTAGTTTAACAACTGGAAAAGGTGACACTTCTGCGGCTAAAGAGGGAACTGGTGGAAACAAAATTAGTATCCAAATCTTAAAGCAACCTGTAGAAGCAAAAACAAGAAAGTTACAAGCAAGATGGACTTTCGAAGCAGCACAAGATGCACAATCAATGCACGGTATTGATGTTGAAGCAGAAATCATGGCAGCACTTGCTCAAGAGATTACTGCTGAAATCGATCAGGAAGTAATAGGATCATTAAGATCACTAGCCGCTACTGAAGAGACATTTAACCAAGCAACAGTATCTGGTACAGCAACATACGTTGGTGACGAGCATGCCGCTTTATCAGTTCTTATAAACAGAACTGCTAATAAGATTGCACAGAGAACAAGAAGAGGCGCAGGTAACTTCTCAGTTGTTTCTCCTGAAGCATTAACAGTACTACAAAGTGCATCAACTTCTGCATTCGCAAGAACAACAGAAGGTACTTTTGAAGCACCTACAAACACTAAGTTTGTTGGAACTTTGAACGGCGCAATGAAGATATACGTAGATTCATATGCCGCTGATTCTACAGCAGTACTAGTTGGATACAAAGGTTCTTCAGAGACAGATGCAGCTGCATTTTATTGTCCTTATATTCCGCTAATGAGTTCAGGAACAGTATTAGATCCTGATACTTTTGAGCCAGTAGTTTCATTCATGACAAGATATGGATATGTTGAGTTATCAAACACAGCAGCATCTCTTGGTAATGCAGGTGACTATGTTGGTGAAGTTGCAATGAGTAACATCACTTTCTCATAATATTAGAGAACAAACATTTAAGGGAGGATTTTTCCTCCCTTTTTTGTTGACAAAATTATCCAGATAGTATATAATAAAAAAATGTCTAAACTTTCTTTTATATTAGGAAACGGAAAAACAAGAAAAGACTTTAGTCTTCATGAATTAAAATCTAAAGGCAAACTTTATGGATGTAATAGAATTTATGAAGAGATAGTACCTGATGTTTTAGTTAGCACTGATAAAAATATGGCTGAAGAAATCCAAAAGTCTGGATATAGTAAGAATAATAATCATTACACTAGAGAAAAACATATTATAATTAGCAGTGGTGCAAAAGCACTTGATCCAATGTATCAAGCATTTAGCAGTGGTCCTAATGCGTTAGCAATCTCTGCAAAAGAAACTAATAATTCTTGTTTTATGATAGGTTTTGATTTAATCAGTGACAGTTACACTATTAATAACTTATATGCAGGAACAAGTAATTATTTAGAAAAAACTGCAAAAGCAACTGAATTTGTAAACTGGGTAGATCAAGTATACAAAATAGTAGAAACTTACGATAAACAAAAATTCTTCCATGTTAATCCATTGAACAATTATACTCCTGATAGTTGGTTAGAATTGCCAAACCTGGAAATCATGTCTAAAGATAATTTTAAAACATTGATAAATATGTAAAACAGTATATTTTGGAATAAACTTAATGGCTATAACTAAACGCATCGACGGCGCATATACTATATCTGCAACCGGAGGAATTGCTCTTAGCAATGCTGTAATAACTGCTGGAACAGGAATTACATCAGTTGCAACGGCTATAGTAAAACACTCAGTAATTACTCTTGGAAATATTATAGAAACAACTATTATCTTAGACTTAACAGGATTAAATTCTGGTGACGCTGACGGTGACATCATCGGTAAAGCAGGAACTGCAAACTGCCATTATGGTCAAATTACTACAGCTATTAACGGAACCATACTAAGCGGATATATACAGTGTTTAGAAACTCCTGCAGGCGGCGAATCTGACATTGACCTTTATTCTGCTACAGAAGCGACAGGAACAGAAGAATCACTTATAACTGCCTTAACAGAAACAGCATTATTAAATACAGACGGTGACTGGGTAGGCAAACATTTAAGTACTAAATTAAATACCCTAGCATCAAACGGCACTATAAAAGCAGATAGTTCAATACTTACTTCAGATATTGGAAATACAATAGACTTAGTTAGTATAGTACACTCTGCAGGGTTAACAACTATTCCTCCTGCTAATGGGTATTTGTATCTTGTTGCTAGTGGCGGTTCTACTAATGCAACATATACTGCTGGTAAATTTTTAATAAAATTATATGGATATGCATAATATAACGGAGAGCACTAATGCCAACTATTTTACAACATAGACGAGGAACAACATCTCAGAATAACGCTTTTACTGGAGCATTAGGAGAAATTAGTGTTGATACAGATTTAGATACTCTCAGAGTACATGACGGTACTACTGCTGGCGGTTTTCAAATTACACAAAATGCCGCTACACAAACACTGACTAATAAAACCTTAACAACTCCTGTAATTACAGAAATTGATTCTGGATCAACTATAACACTTGATGCTACAACAGATATTGTATTAGATGCAGGTGGTGCAGATATTATATTAAAAGACGACGGAACTACTTTTGGTGGGTTAACAAATACAAGTGCTAATTTAATAATTAAATCAGGCACAACTACTATGCTTACAGGTAGTGGTG